CTTCAAGCTCAGCGCGTCTACAAAAGCATCCGACGCGCTTATAGAAGCAAGTGAAGGACTAAAAACAGGTATGAGCGTAGGCGTAGAAGTAATTGACTCACGTCCGGCTAATGGCGTTCTCCATGTTCTTGCCGCAAAGTTAGTCGAAGTTTCTCTAGTCTCAAATCCTGCTTTTAAGTCGGCTGAGATTAAAGAGGTAGCTGCTTCCGAGACGGAAGAAGTTAAAGAAGAAGAAAACCAACCAACAGAAAGCGAGGCTGTCGTGGAGAAAACTCCAGACACCGTAGCCGTAGCACCTGAGGTCGAAACCCCTGCGGTAGAAGCCTCAGCTCCTAAGGTTACAGCTGCAACACCACGCGTGTATGCACAACCACGCATCGCTCCTATGACTGGCGCACAATATCTCGAAGCTAACATTAAGGCAGCTCTCGGAGATGACAATGCACGCCAGCTCGTACGCGCAGCAGATGACTCAACAAGCACTAACACAGGTCTGACACTTCCTCAGCACCTAAACACTTTCATCACCGACACCTTCACAGGTCGTCCAGCATTCGAAGCCGTTACCCGTAACGCGCTAATTGCCGAAGGCATGAGCTTCACCGTTCCACGCTTGTATACAAATGCTGGAACACCAAACGCAGCACCTACCGTTGCAGACACTAACGAAGGCTCAGCACCATCTGAAACAGGTATGACTTCAGCTTATGACACAGTCACAGTTGAAAAGTTCAGTGGCCTCAACCGAGTCAGTTTTGAGCTCATTGACCGCTCAAGCCCTTCATTCATGGAGCTTTTGATGGTCGAACTCCGCAAGGCTTACGAGAAGGCTACTGATAACGCACTTATCGCAGCCTTTACTGCTAGCGGAACACAAGCTACTGGTGTAGCTGCAACCGCAGCTGGTCTACAGAGCTTCATTTCAACTGAAGCTGCTGCTGCATACAAGGGAACTGGCGGCGATTTCGCTAACAAGCTTGTAGCATCCACAGACCAATGGGCGTCAATCATGAGCTATGTTGACGGTTCACAGCGTCCACTTTACTCAGTCGCATCACCACAATTTAACGCAGCAGGACAGGCTGTACCTACATCCGTTCGCGGTAATGTTCTCGGTACTGACCTCATCGTAGACCACAATATTTCTGTATCAGGAATTGTTGATGAGTCTGCATTCCTTGTTGCACCAGGTTCGGTATATTGCTGGGAATCCCCAACGACCAACCTACGCGTTAACGTTCTTACTTCGGGTGAAATCGAGATTAACCTCTACGGCTATCTTGCAATTTACGTTGCAAAGAGCGGTAAGGGTGTACGTCGCTTCAACCTCTCCTAGTAAGTAGTCGAGTTACCCCAGCGGCTCAGCCCTAGCCGCTGGGGCTAACATTAGAAAGGAAACCAATGCCAGCCACATTTGTAACAGAAGCCGAACTTCGTGCTGCTCTCGGTATTGGTGCTTTGTATTCATCTGCGGTAGTTGAAGAATGCTGCCAAGCTGCTGAGAACATCGTAAAAGCTAAACTTTGGTATAACAAATACTCCGTTAGTGCTCATGAAAGCACAACCACAACTGCAACAATTTATACGCCAGTTCAACATGATTTTATTGTAGGTCAGACCATCACGGTCGAAAATTGCGGAGCAAAATATAACGGCTCTAAGACTGTTACTGCTCGCACAGATTTTTCAGTAAGTTACACAGTTAATAACGCTACAGCAGAAGTAAAGAATGATTTAGTACCGTGGGGAACTGTTTACGGTACCACACACATAGATTACGAAACGCTCCCAGAAGTTAATGAAGCTTCTCTCATGATTGCCGTTGACATCTGGCAAGCACGCCAAGCTTCTAACGCAGGTGGCATCTCGCCAGACTTCCAGCCTTCGCCCTATCGTATGGGTAATACGCTTATGGCCCGTGTACGCGGGTTACTTGCGGACCACTTAGCACCAGGCGGTCAGGTCGGGTAATGTCGGCAATCTCTACCCTTCGTGGGACAATCGCGACTGCTCTAAGTGACAATACGGCCTGGCAGGTGTTTTCCTTCCCACCTGCCACGCCGCTTGCTAACTCAATCGTAGTAGAGCCAGGCGACCCATACATAGAGCCTTCGAACGACCATTACAAAACTGTAAAGCCTAAGGTTAACTTTAAGCTTATTGTTTTGGCACCTATGTTCGATAATCAAGGTAATCTTATTAACATTGAAGACTTTTACTTAAACATTGTCAATAAGCTAGAAGCGTCTAATCTGGCTTATTCACTAGGAACTTTTACCGCGCCAGCTGTTCTACAAGGGACAGCGGGAGACTTACTCTCAGGCGAGGTAACTATCAGCGTTCTATCAGATTGGAGCTAATGATGGCTGATGCAGATAAAGAACGAGAGGCTTTTCTTATCAAAATTGGTCAGATTAAGCCAGTCGTAGAAAAAAAAGAACCAAAACCAACCGCTAAGAAAGATGAGGAATAGTCAATGGCTGTCTTCTTAAATAATAAAGTCGGATTGAAAATCAACTCTATTGACCTTTCCGACCATGTAACTTCCGTAACACTTAATCAAGCGTTCGATGAGCTTGAGATAAGTGCGATGGGAGATTCTGCCCATCGTTTTGTAAAAGGGTTGGAATCTGCAACCCTTACCGTGTCATTTTTGAATGACCTTGCAACCACACCATCTTCATCCGTTCTTGACGTTCTTGAAGACGCATACGGAACCACCGTAGCTTGCAAGATGATTCAACAAAAAGGCACCGCTGTAGGAGCTGACAACAAGCTTTACACATTTGATATTCTTGTAAACAACCTAACACCAATTAACGGTGCTGTAGGCGACATGGCTACAATGGATATTACATTTACTGTAAACTCTGTAGTAACCGTAGCTGACACAGGCACGTTCTAATTTAACAAAGGGGCAATAATGGCAAGTCTTAAGATAACTAGGGCAGATGGCAGCGAGTCTCAGCATGAGATTACGCCAGCTATTGAGTACGCGTTCGAGCAGTATGCGAAGAAAGGCTTTTATAAAGCTTTTCAAGAAGACCAGAAGCAATCGGACATTTATTGGCTTGCGTGGGAATGTTTACGTCGCGCAGACGCGCCAGACGTCAAACCTTTCGGGGACAAATTCCTAGAGACTTTGAAGGCTGTTGAAGTAATAGGTGATGAATACCCAAATGGCTAACGCGTGATGCCTGGACTTATCGGATAGCAGAACTATCGGTAAATCTGGGCATCGCGCCTAGCGAGTTTATTAACATGGATAGAGATTTACTTAAAGCTATCTATGCGGTACTAGCTAAGCAAGCGGAAGATAGGAAAAATGCCAGTCGTAGTAAGCGGGGTCCCAGAGCTTAAAAGAGCTTTGAAGAAATACGCTCCTGACTTACGCAAACAGATGGACAATGAAATTCGTGTTGCGCTCAAAGAAGTGACCGATGCCGCTAAAGCCAAAATACCAGGACAGGCCCCAGGTAATCTTTTTAACTGGAATGACAAAGGCACCGAAGTTACTAGCCGCACGTCTAAGGCTAGAGAATTTCCTAAGTACGACAGTCAACTAATACGCCGTGGCATCACCTACAAAATGGGTTCCACACGTTTTAACCGTGCAGGTTTCTCAGGTCTTTATTCATTATTTAACAAAGATGCGGCAGGTTCAATCATCGAACTAGCTGGCCGCGTGCATCCGCAAGGAAGAATACAGAAGGCTAACCGTCAATACGGTCAAAGCTACAAAAACGTTGGGCAAAGCAATAACCCTAATGCTGGTCGTATATTCGTAGGTGCCATGAACGGTATCGGGCCACTTAAGCAATACGATAAGTTTCAGCGTGGCCGTGGTCGCGTTTTGTATGCCGCTTATGCCGATAATCAAGGCAAGGCCTTAGATGCGACAATGAAAGCAATTGAGAAAGCTTCTAAATTACTTAATTATCGCGTTAATTATGGAAAGGCTGCGTAATGGCCGCTATTCGTATTGACATAGCCTCAGAGTTCAAGGATAAAGGGTTTAAGAATGCCCAGAGGTCTACAGACAAACTAAATAGAAGTTTTGCCAATCTACGCCGCACAGCTACTAGAACCTTTATAGCTATCGCAGGTTTCCGCGCGCTGCGCGCATCGGTTAATGCTTTCGCAGCCGAAGATAAAGCCGCCGTGAAATTAGCTCAATCACTTCGGAATCTAGGCCTAGCTTATAACACTAAGGCGATTGAAGATTATTTAGAGAAAAGTGAGAAAGCTACTGCAATAAGCAAGGACGAGTTATCGCCAGCTATTACGCAACTTATCACGACAACGCTAGATGCCAATAAGTCTATGAAGCTACTAAGCGTAGCCATGGACATTTCAGCATCTACTGGCAAGGATTTAGGCTCAGTCACAACCGCGTTAAGCCGCGCATTCAATGGTAATTACGCGTCATTAGGAAAATTACAAACCGCTTACACAGCTGCCGAACTTCAAGCGATGGGTTTTGATAGAGCAATATCCACATTGTCAGAACAATTTGCTGGGTCGGCCGCAAGCGCAGCAGGGACATATTCGGGCAAG